CCAGGTCCTTTCGTAGTCTATCCCCAATAAGTCGATACTCTCGGAGGCTGCGACATTCATCGCACTCATGGTTTCCGTCTGAACTATCCTTCGCGTCTGCCACTCTTTTATCGTGTTCCAGTTCTGAGATACTGACCGCTGCATGATCTGTGTCATCTTCTCTATCCCTGCACCGGGGTTTTCCTCAATGACTTTTCTAACCTGGTCCTTTAGCCAGTCGTTTACCGCAGCCTCCATAAGACCTATCTTTGCACCCATGTGTTTTCTGGTCCACTCATACAATGCTTCCTCCCACATATCTGACGTATCAGCCTTTCGCTGCAAGAACCTATTAACCGCTACCCTGGCAACAGGTGTTCCGACATTCAGATATAGCTTGGTGATAGTTTCCTTGAGCTTTGGTTCTTTAATGATGTGATCCGCAGCCATGCCCTCCCACTCGGAATAAGGATACTTGGACATTTCCTTTATCGCCTTACGGATAGCGATGGTCCGCTCCCTGGCAATCTTGGCCTTGTAGCCCTCCGATAGCCTAAGGGCCTGCAAACGTAAGATTGTCTGCTGGGCTCTCATGGCCGGGGTTATGACTTTACGCTTACTCATTCTCGTTTATATCCGGAGAATACATATCCCCGAACTGAACACCCAATGTCAGCATCGGTTTGTTGGCATAATCCTCTTCGATCTCCGCGTATCCCATTGCCTCGCGTTTCTCATTCAGGGTGGCATTCATCAGGTTAAGACTTGTCAAGACCTCTGTGGTGCTTGCTTTCAGAACTTCAATCTTATCGGTGTTCAGGACCAGCTTCATCCCGGCATACTGCTTGACCTCTTTCCCGGATTCATCGTACTTGACAAAGTTCATCAGATCGTTGCAGAATACGTTTATCAGCGGGATGGCAGCACTCTCGTACAGGGACTTTTTGGCTTCTTTGGCGTTCTCATACTTACTCTGCCCATAGTACAGGTCCATCGGAATCCCGAAAGCGAAACACAGGGCGGTTACCGCCTCTTTGCTTCCATCAAGCACTCCCAGCTCAACAGGTGTGCTTCCGACCTTTGTCACCTCAACGGCCTGTCTTAAAAACATTGTCCTGTTTGCATTTTTGTTGCTGTTCAGGTCTTTTTCCAGTTCATTGGCTGCCTGTGGAACGACAAAGCCATCTTTGTCCTTTGCGGGGGCAATGATAGCGTTCACACCTCCATTGTCCATAGATGTATTCAACCGTAGTTTGCCCTTTTTAAGCAATTGGCAATCGTAGGCCGCAGCAATCAAAGGACTGAACCCGAAATACGTGTCAGAATCCAAATTGTAGATGAAGGACTGGAAGTAATCCCTCGGTGTGATTATATCCATGTCGGCACTTCCCTTGATTTTTATCCCCTTGATGGGTTGCGCCCATCCTCCCTTTTCTATCTCGACCTTCTGACTTGGGATGACATACATCCCCGCAACATTGCCTAAATCCTTGCCAATACCTTTTTTAGCGTACACAAAGGCATCCCCGAATACGTTGTAGTTGGTGGCCCAGGCATATAAGAACTGATAAAGAGAGAACCGGTCATTGGGCCTTTTTAAGACTTTTATAAGCGGGTTGTCCTCAACCACGTTATCGTCTTTGTCCAATAACTCAATGTACTGCCCGATCTCTCCACAGGCTTTTGCTATCCTGTCGATTATCCCGAATACCGCACTATTGGTTCTATATGTCAGGTACAATTCCTCCCTGCCGAAGTCCCCGAAGTCGGTAGTGGAGAATGTAACGCCTAACAATTTTCGCAAGAACTCATTGTCTGTATTGTCCCCATACAGGTAGCCCTTCTTCTCCCTTAACAGCCTGGACTGTGAGATTTGCAGCTCTTGCAGTTCGCTAATTGTGGCTTTGAGCGCTTTCATCTCTCTGCCGAATGTGAAAATATTTGCCATTATCTTTGATTTTGTTTTTGTGTTAATATGCCCCTCATCCATTTTGCGCCACTTATCAATCCAGTTCTTTCATATAAGCTTTCTTGCGAACATCCACCACAAATATGGGTGGCCCATGTTTCTATATCCACATCAGTGGGCGGATCATCTATACCCTTTTGATAAATCGAGTTCATGTAATCAAAATATGTTTCCATAGTCTTAATTTTATTGTTCGCCTATTCTGTTTGCTATTCCTAAACGCCTTAAATGAGTGGCCACTCCATAATTGATCGCATCCATCAGGTGATCATTGCCATCCTCGGCCTCGTTGATAAACCTTGTCTTGTCTGTCTTACTTTGTTTCCAGCGGTAATTGACATACTCGTTGTGCAGATCCTTGCTGCTCTCGGTATAGCAGACATTGAAGTACTTAAGATATTCTATTCTACCCGTTTTGTCCTTATTGACCGCCCCCGTAGCCATCAACCCGTGAATTATCTTCATTTCCCGGATCTGCTCGGGTCGTGCAGGATCGCAATAGACCTCGCCAACGTAAGTGTAGATGTTGTTCAGCCCTCCGGAAACCTCCCCGACTGCTTCTTTGGGTAATACCTTCGGATCAAAGGAACCCAAACGATCAACACCAAAACCGTTTATCATTATTGCCCCGTTTTCGGTCACCGCATCAATGGTGGCTGTATGGTATAGTGTTCTCTTCCTGTTTAGCATATCGTCTTTTATCGATTGCGCTATGGCCGCCGTGAGTAATCCTTTCTCGTACAGGACCTGATGCAAGTAAACCGTATAGGTCGAAGCATCGAAGCATATCCGTACAACGGCTGCCGGGTCGTTTGAAAATCCCCAGTCAACGCCGTACCAGCAGGGCAGATCGGTAGGGTAGTCCACATCGGGAATCATCTTCCAGCCTTTGTAGATTCTGCCCTCTGTTAGGGAAGCCCAATAGCCTAAAAATACATTGTTGTATTTTTGCTCGTCCACCTCTTTGCATTTATCGGCTATATCCAAAAACTTCTCATCGAAATAATACTCACCGTCTTTGCCTTTATTTTCCAAATATGTGGTATGGATGTAAGTTATATCTCCTTTAACCAAATTACACACCTGCTCAACACCGTTTTGTTGGAAGAAGCGTCTGTAAATGAAATGGTTTATGTCTTTCGGGTTTAGAATGAGCCAGATCTCCAGCTTGGCGTCTTTCTCCCTTATGGATAAATCGATCGTGTCGAATGTTCCCTCATCAACCAACTCCTCTGATTCATCGTTTACCCACATTTTTAGATTTGAGATAGATTTCAGAGAGGCGGTATTGATCCCGGTAGAGGTCTTAATTCCCCGGAACAATATCCGGCCCCCGGTCTTCCGGTTAATAATATCATTCCCCTTCTGGATGAAATCATTCTCCAGGTTCAATCTCTGAATTTTATCTATGAATTCCGGAATAATGGAAGTCTCTGCATTGACAAGTGTATAACGGGTGTATAGAATAACCTTGTCATCATCGTAAGTCTTGAATATAATCCCGGTAGATACGGCAAATGACTTCCCGCTGTTTCGGCCACCCGTTACTATCTTGTAACGTGTGCCCTCGCTGTCAAACAGAGGTGTGTATTTTGGATGTATGTAGATATCATTCATCGCTGTCCCCCTTAAGTATGACCACCTTCGGCCTATCGTTCACATCGCTATTCTCGTTGTAATTCTCCGTTACTTGTGTGGGCTTGCCATACGTCCGGTCCAACATCTTCTCAATATATTCAAAACCGTACTTTGAAAGGATCGCCCGGGCCGTTACCCTGGCTATAAGAGGCTGCTCCTCGTCATTATATATTTTCTCAACCTGCGCTTTCTTCATCGCTGCAAGTGCGAGATACATACGCCTTACATCATCGGCCTTTGGAATCTCATGCTCTTTTGTAAATTCAACTACAACAGCATTCACCGGATTGCTCCGTTTCTTCTTCGGTTGATTGGTCGAAGAAAATCGTGGACCTATTTTATTTCCTTTCTGAAATGGCATTGCTGTTATATGCTGATATTTAACGCGGTAACCCGCTTATAAAATTCCATTCATCCCATGGAAACGTCATTGTTATTTATTGATGTTTTTTATTGTGAACAATTGCCCAAAACCTCATTCATCCAATTTTTATGAAAATCATACACTTGGGAATTTCTCTCATAGAGATATTGCTCAATTCGCCCATTGTCTGTTAAATTACCGCTGCCCTCAAACACGTACTTTGCCCCCCCCTGGGTCTGTGCTATAAACACCTTCGCATGAATGTTTGTATAAACCATTTTGGCATTTGCTCTGTTATCGCAATACTCTTTTAATTGCGCTACGGGGCCAGCACTTGTCTTACTCATTCCCTGCAGCTGATTGATTATAAAGTTTGCTTTCTCAATCCTGCCGTTTTCAATCTTTTCAATGATGTTATCCACCGTGGGCTTATTCATGCGGTAGGTTGATAAGTACATTTCCTTAATATTTTCACGGTTCAAAAGTGAAACAATGAAAACGTAGGCATTCATCGGGTGCTCTGTAATTATTCGCCATTGCTCGTTTTCTTTTGGAACCGGGCAAAGATCGTCAAGTGCTGTTACCCTCTTATAAGCAATGTTATGGTATTCAATCTTGCGCAAAAGTGCTTTTTCCTGCATCTCTTGCGTCTTGATGTCTTCGTCCCATCTGTCTGCTATATCCCAGTCACTCATAACATTATAAGTTAATCATTATCGACAAATACCTGGCTATCCTCATAATAGTGTCCAATTTTGGCACCCTACGCTCTGAAATGAAGTCGTGCACGGTATGGTAGGATAGCCCGGTACCCTTTGCCAGCTGGTGCTTGCTACAGTCCCTCTCTTTCATCTCCTTGAGTACCTTGGAGCGTATGGTAAGCAGCTTTTCCTCTTGCTGCTTAACGTATTCGCTGTCGGTTATTATTTTACTCATCGGCCTTAAATCTATATTTTTTAACTCTTTAGTAGCTTATATTGTAGATAAATGTAGATAAATAGAAAGGGGCCGGTTAGGGCCCCCTGAATCAGACAAAATACCTTTCAACCCCTTTAAGGGGGATCATATAGGTTCTTAACCTCTCCTGACGGATTGCCACGTATTGTTCAAATGGCATGGGTTCATACTTGGTGCAGGAGAATTCATCCCGTTCATCTTCCGACATGGTAGGGTATTTCTTACATTCGGTTTGCCTCTTACAACTGTTACAGGTTCGTTCCATTTTTAAAGTTGTGTTTTAACTTTGCATTGAAAAATTAAAAGTTCGCCTCGTAAAACCCTTTCATACTGCTCCTTTGTGCCATCCCATTTGATGGCGTTGTCCCAGCACATACCACGGTGGTCATAGTGTACGTTTTCATCCTCTTTAAATTCCCCGTAAACGGCTATGATTGCCACACAGGGTGTGGAGTCCCAAAAAATCGCCATATCCCCCTCTTTCAATTCGGATTCCTGTTCCACCTCAACGACAAGGTAATTTTTGCCGTCAATTACTTTTCCCGATATTACAGCCTTGCTGCCTTCGGGGAGTTCTAAAGTTGTGTTCATGTTTTTCATATTGTGTTTATTATTTCTATCCCCCAAATTCGGGGGTGTATAAGCATTGATTCTATTTCTAAGTTATGGGCAATTGTAAAAGTCATACACAAAAACGTGCTTTCTTTCTTTGTCCATCACCTTAATTTCTTTGTCGGGGAATAATGCCTTCAATCCTGCATATCCACTTGCCCCAAATTTGGCAAAAGCAGTTCTACTGTGCATTTTTTCACCATCAATAAATATATCCCTGCTTCCACCGCCATGCTCTCTTCCTAAGTATTGAAAATTACTTGCTTTGTAAATTGTTCCTTCGTGTCCAAAATTAGGGTCTGCAAGGCTTATACACCGCTTAAACCCCATCTTTTTTATGGCTTTCAAAGTGTTACCTATAAAGTAGCTTTCGGTATTTTTAGGAGTTAAATCTATACAGCAAAGCCTTCTTAGTTCTATGTCTGCATCGTAGCATCCCTTTTGGTTTCTCATTGCGGGTTCGCCATAGCAAATAACACCTATAATATTTTCGCCATAAAAAAGCCCAAAATAAGCCTTTCCCGCAGGGCAACTTTTTGAGTAGTGCCAAATTTGGCAGAAAGAAACGCACGTTTTATAATCAACTTTCCGTATAGTAAAATCCCTAACTTTTGCGTTTGAAGCATCTAAACAACTGCCCATAACACCGTGTATTAGCAATTGCGGGGTTTCCGTTCCAAATAAAGTTCCTTGTATATTCATCTTTTCTGATCTTAATTAAGTTTCTGCGGTTAAGTCCGCAACTGCTCATACACAAAACGTTAATTATTAATCCATATTACTGCTATCACAGATCCGGCTAATACTGTCATTGATAGCATCAGCAACACCGTCAATGCCCTCTGGAAAAACCTGGCAATCTTGCCTGAATACCTGTCTGCCTGGTCCTGAAAGAGCCACCCGGCAATGATCATCACCAGGGAGGATATTATTAATTTTCCATATAATGCTGCTTCCATATTAAGCCGTAATTGCTTTAAGTGTAAACACCATCATCGCATCGCCAGCATTACAACCCCGAAAACCATTACGAACATTACCACCAGCGTTGCCAGCGTTGATAGCAGAATCGCCATTTCAATCATTTTTTCCCTGTGTTCCTTTTCCATTGTTTCCATTGTTTTCTATTTTTCTGTTTTTACTGAATCATCATCGGCATTAAAAGTGCCAAAACATCATCCTCGCTGATTGGAGTGAAAATGGCGGGCTTGTCCTTAGACTGCAACGCCACTTGTACCCTGTCGGAATCCAAATTGGAAAGCACATCGGAAAGCAACGCCCCTTTGAATCCGATTTCCATATCTTCCCCTAAATACTCGCAAGAGATCTCCTCCTGTGCCGAAATTCCATGCTCAAAATCCTGTGCCGATACCACAACCTTTTCTCCTGTTATTTTCAGCCTTACAAGGTTCGCATCTGAGGAACAAACACCAACACGCTTTATAACGCTCAAAAAGGCGGTGCGGTTGATTTCCAACTTGTGCGGATTGGTCGGAATGACACTTTTGTAATTCGGGAAACTCCCCTCCACCAGTCTTGATATTAAAACATATCCCCCAAAGCGGAAAATCACGCTTTTTTGGTTATATTCCACATCCACAGGGGTAGGTCTTAACAAATTCCGCAATAAATGGGCTGTTTTCTTTGATATAATCAACGAACACCCACTCACTGGTGTAATACCATACATTACCAGTTTGTGTGCGTCTGTGGCCACGAAATGCCCGTTTTCCAAATCAAGGAATATTCCGTTCATCACAGGGCGTAAAGGATCGTCCCCTGCGGCATAGAAAGTTTTTGCCAAAGCGTCTATCATAACTTCTCCTGAAAGGGTTATGCGGCTGTCCGCCTCATTTACGTTTATCGGGTAGTCCCCCACGTCAAACACGGGCAGGGTGAAACTACCGCCCTCCCAGGTTATTTGCGCCTGCTTGTCAATGTCAAAAGTCAAAGGCTTGTCGTCTATCCCCCTTACCAGTTCGGTCAGTACTCTTGCTGGGAGGCAGGTTTCGCCTACACCGGGAACCTCGGCATATCCCGAAACGATAAGTGTGTTTTCCAAGTCAGAGGCTGTTACACTTATCCCGTCTTTGGCTTTTATCAAAAAGTTGTCCAGTATCGGTAGTGTGTTCCTTGTGTTGATTACCCTGCTTGCAGATACAAGCATTTTGGCTAATTCGTTGCTGTTGATTGTGAATTTCATTTTTGTTTTATTTGTTTTAATACCCAAACTTAGGGGTGTATGGTTATTGGTTCTATATCTAAGTTATCGGTTATTTTAAAAAAGCCCGTGCAGGTTCGATTATTCGCATAAACCATGAAATAGGCTCATACATGAATATCCGTCCTCTGGTTCAAACATATCAGCCGTTGCGTTCTTGTCTGAAACATAATTGAAAACTTCCTGAACTGTTGGATAATTGCGATTTGAGCAAGCCCATTTCGGAATATAATTCGGTGGAAAAAATGCATGTAAACATCCAGTTCCTTCTTTCATTATTTTTTCAGCTTCTAAAAGGCGTTGTTTCATTGGTTCGTCTTTTAAAATTTGTCTAACTTCTGAATGTCGCCACATAAAGCAAGGAAAACAGCCAACACGCGAAAATCCTTTATAATAAAGTGGGTTTGGTTGTTGTCCTGAGTTCACAATGCAATCAATAACTTGTTGAGCTGACCAGTTGAAAATTGGTCTTAAAACTGTAGCGTCGTGTTCTAAGCAATACTTTCTAATTTCTTTTGCTCTGTAAGTTTCTTTTTTACCGTTTTTGTTTGGTTGAAAGTAGCTTTTAAAATACATACATTCTTCGTCCATTTTGGCACGTGATGCACTTTCGGAAGCTCTGATTCCCTGAATGATTATACAGCTATCATTTAGCGTTAATACATAATCAATCATTGGTTTTATTTTTAATTCAGGTGTACAAAACCGTGCAATTTTTGATGGGAAACGTTTTTTGCAAACCGCTAAAGAAACAAAGTCGTATTTTCCTTTGAGCGTGGTTAATTTCACATTCAAAGATTTACAAGTTTCAATTATATGGTTATATGTGTCTGGGTGTTCCCAGCCAGTATCACAAAAAACGGCTTCAATTTTATCATTACCGTATTTTTTTACGGCTTCTATTAAACATGCGTGGCTATCTTTACCACCTGAAAAACTTACTATTATCTTCATATTATGATTAAATTTTGAATGAGAGAAAAGAGAAAAACAACCGATAACACAAGTGTGTGTGGGATTATCCACCCACTAAAATCAACGCCAAAACCCCACATACACACGCCGTTAATTATTAACCCATATTACTGCTATCACAGATCCGGCACAAACAATCAGGGTAGTAGGCGTATGCAACGTTAAAGTAAACGCCCTTTATTCCCAGAGTAATATACTTCGTTCTCATAGCCTAAATGCATTTATAGTCGGAATGATAGATATACTTTGCGTATCTCACAGGTTTTCCGAACCTATTTCTTCCTTGTTCAAGCGTTGTTGAAATGCGAAAATATTTACGAAGTTCATTAATGCGTGACGCAAGTCTTTTGCAGCCATATAGCGCCTCTGCCTCGTTTGGTGTAATAAATCCTTTTTCCTGAAGATGTCTTAATACCATCTTTCTCTGTGATTCAATAGTTGTA